CTAGTAATTATGAGATATACGCGGATAATAGCAATAATAAATTATCCATTGGGACTAGTGATTTTCCACACTTAGTAAATATAAAAGGATCGTCGACGACGTATGCAGATTTATTACTCACGAACAATACCGATAGTAGTAGCGCGAGATTACTTCTAGGAACACCTTTAAATTCTAATTCATCCGATTTAACTACGTGTGCGTTTAAATCCGCTATAATAGCTCACGGTAACACTGGTAATAGTACATCCGATTTACACTTCTGTTTAAATAGCGGTACGAGTAATGGACCGTCAGGAACGGCTACTTTAACTGATTCTAGAATGGTTATAGCAAATCACAGTACGTATGTGGGTAACGTCGGTATTGGATTGGCATTCGGGAATTCCCCGATACACAAACTCCACGTCGTTGGAGATATTGGCCTAACGGGTTCACTGAAAGAAATAACTACGGGTAATGATTGGGTACCGTCCATAACAAATAATGGTGGTATAATAAACGATAACGGTTCGCTCAGAATCGATTTAGCCGCCTCAGCCAATCAAAGCATTTTAGGAGTATCTAACGGTGGGACGGGTGTAGATGGTTCTACTCATGATGCTAATGGTTTATTCTATTACGGTAGTTCAGTACATACAACTCTAGCACCTCCGACAGTCAACGAGACAATACTCTTAACGGATACCGCTGGTGATGCACCTTTGTGGGCTCTGATAAGTGATGGTCTATCCGTTGCAACAGTATCGGGACCGGGACCAACAAAGGAAATTAAAGTTTCTCTAGACACAACAAGTGGTGGTCTAGCATTTAATAATAATAATCAACTTAAAGTTTCTCTAAACGCAAATAGTGGTGGTCTAGCAGTTAATAATAGTAATGAACTTGAAGTTTCTCTAGACACAACAAATGGTGGTCTAGCATTTAATAATAGTAATGAACTTGAAGTTTCTCTAGACACAAATGGTGGTCTAGGATTTAATAATAGTAATCAACTTCGAATCGATTTTACTAATACAAGTAGCATACAAGGTCAATTACCCGCATCTTTTGTTGCCGGTGGTGGAAGTGGAAGTAGTAACGTTGTCGCGTGGGTTTATGACAGTACTTCTAGCCCACCTGAAGTTACTTTTGATCAAGGTGCTAGTGGTTATATTGCTGCCATTGGAGGTACTACCGACATGGATAATATACTAACGATATCAGGTTCGGTGAAAATTGATCAGGGTTCGAACAACCTGCCGGGTTATGGTTCTAATGGTGATCTTTCTGTTTATGGTATGTTATCAAAAGGTAGTGGTTCCTTTAAAATAGATCATCCACTCCCAAGTATGAGCAATACACATACACTTTGCCACTCTTTCATAGAAGGTCCAAAAGCTGATCTCATATATAGAGGTAAAGTTAATCTAGTAAACGGAAGTGCTTCTATAAACTTAGATACAGTTTCTAACATGACGAGTGGTACATTTGAAGCACTAAACAGGAACGTTCAATGTTTTACAACGAACGAATCCGATTGGGACGCAGTAAAGGGGTCAGTATCTGGAAACACGCTTACAATATCGTGTCAAAACGCATCTTCTACAGCAAATGTTAGCTGGTTAGTTATAGGCGAAAGAAAAGATCAACACATGTACGATACACACTGGACTGACGATGACGGACACGTCGTACCCGAAAAGGCAAAAAGTACATAAACACTAATTAAAAAACGAAATCACATTTACCATGCTGGAAAAAGCAGGATGGTAGATGGTTTAGTCGATCACTTTTTATTAGGAAGTGCGTCCATAACCGCTAAGGCAATTACGCCCGCAATGAAAAACATAACGACGAAATTGCACTCCGTATCGTCTTCACCGAGGAAAGACCTAGAACGTCTAGGTCTCACCGCCGCCTGTGGTTCGACTGGGGTCGGGGGTGCAACTTCTCGCCGCCGAGAAGGTATCTCCATAGGGTCTTCATCTAAAGGACAATACCCTATCATTTATAGTAGGTTTACAAATTAATTTCGACGGTCTTTTTCTTTTTGCCACCCCCTCTTTTCGATTTGGTCTGGGTGGAAACTTTGACTTCTCGCACTTCGTCTTCGCCGCCTTCTTTACCCGTATCTGAATTTGGTGGTTCGGCAATATCCGAAATATCGTCTTCGATATCAATTTCTGTATCATCTGGTTTATTTATACTTGTTGTATTCATTGGTGGTTGTGGGGGCATCATAATATTTCCCATAAGACTCGAGATATCAAACCCCGGACCTTGCATTTCTCGTCTCCCGTTTTCATCGACGGTTGGTTCGCCCGCACCCTGTTGGGATTTAGGAACTGTGTTTTGTACCGCAGATACCATGTTTTGAACGAGTCCTGGGTTTTGTTTAATCACATCGTTCATGTTAGGCATGACTGATTTAAACATACTATTCGTTAAGTGAAACATCATGGCCGATCCACCAAGCATCATAATAAGTTTTACTTCTGGGGCAACGTGCATTTTAGTTCTGTATTTCACGTACAATTCTTCAAAAACTTCATCGTAATCGTCTACATTTTCCATAACATTTTCAGACCACCCGTCGAGCTGAATTTCAAATGGGTTATACTTTTTATTTAAGAATTCAAGACCGGTCGTACACGCGACGAGCATACGTCTCGAAAACTTTATAGATTTATCAACGTCTATACTATACGTAATTCTCTTTACTTCGTTTCTAAGTTCGTCTATTGGTGAATATGCATTCAATCTCTTGTTTACTGTAAACCCTTTCTTTTCGAGTCTTCCGAGTTTGTTTACGAGATCAGCTTTCTCTTCATCTATAGTTTTATAGCCTGGCGTTGGTTTTTCCTCTTCCATATAAGGCATTCCGCCACCTCCTCCACCTCCCGCGTACTCATACCCCGGTTCCTCTTCTTCGTATTCACCGTAATCAACTGGGTCTTCTGGTGGTGGTACCGAAGGTGGATTTTGTTTATTTGGATTTGCAAAAGAATCAATATCTTCCTGAAAAGATTGTGTTTGTGGTGGCGTAAATTGTGTCTTCATGGGTTTTGGCATTTGTTTTTTCACAGGCTGAGGTCTTGGGATTTCAATTTCAATCTCATTCATAAGAGCCTGTTCGTTATCATCAAGTTTCATTACATTTGTATCACTTCTATTGAGGATAATCTCACCGTCCATTTAATCTTTATATTGAAAGTATTCTAATTTCTTTAACGCACTTTATAAAAAATATTTGTTCATAACAAAAATGAAACTCAACTCCACCAACAAGAATACTCTCAAGGCAATCGCTATTGTCTTCTTGATGTTATGTGCTCTCGCTGCCATGAGAACCAGTAATTACCAGACCGTCGAAATTGAAACGACGAATGAAGGTTCCCTTTTTGATCTCGAATCGAAGCCATCGTGCCTCGGAAACTCGTACTATTCCGATAGTCGAGGTGGCGTTTGCGGCGGACAACAACTTGTCAAGGAACAATCGAGTTATAAGATGAAGTAAAATCTCCAGTATATATAAATGGCGTTAGTGACTAGTCAGTCAACTTTACCCGATTTCGAATATGAATATCACACCGTTATCGTTGATTCCGTTGATGATTCTTCAAAACAAAAATTTACTACATTCTTCCCAACACCACTCGAAAATATAGTCCAGGCTCAATTAACAGCTGCTCATATTAACGGTACAGGTGGAGCGCACAAACTCGTCCACCTCAAAATTGACGAATTAAGAACTTTCTTTTCTCAAAGAGGAAAAACAGATCTTGATACGGCCGATGATAATATGTTAAATGGTGTTTTTGGTTCTCTCGTAACAGATGGAACGTCTCGACTCCTTTTTAAAAATGAATACCCAGTTATTCAACAATATTATAACCCAATAAAGAAACTCGATAGAATGACTGTTGAGTTGTTAAAGGAAACAGGTGCAGCGGCGACGACGACCGAAACCTGTTTAATATTTAGATTCGTTTGCAAAAAAAGAAATTTAGCCTTTTAATATTTTCAGGGCGTTATGTACTTATAATTTTAACCTTTTCTTATTATAAATGTCTTCTGGTGTTGTTCAACTTATTGCCATTGGTGCTCAAGATAAGCACATTATGGGAAAACCAGAAATTTCATTCTTTAGCTCAACTTTCAAACGGCATTCTAATTTTTCACAATCCACAGAAAAGCAAACGATACAGGGAGCTGTGAAAAATAACGCTATGTCATCGATCAAATTTCCAAGATCAGGTGACTTATTAGGATACACATACCTTACTATAGACAATAATGCAAAAGCACTTGATATTCAACACTGGGAAAATGTAATCGACAGGGTCGAATTGCTTATCGGAGGTCAGGTTATAGATACACAAGACGCCGCGTTTACCGAAAGAATAGCAATAGATACGTTCGCGACGAACGTTTCTAAAAGCTCGAACGGTACACACCCAGGTATAAGCGCACGTTCATACTTTTACCCTTTGCGTTTCTTTTTCTGTGAAGGTCCTCAATGTGCTATACCCATAGTTGCTTTACGATACCACGAAGTTGAATTACGTATTCACTGGGGTCCTCAAGCGGGTAATTATAACGTCGAGTGTTATTCAAATTATTATTATCTCGATAACGAAGAACGTGGAAACTTGGTATCAAGAAACCACGATCTAATCATAACACAAGTTCAAAAAAGTATTCCTTCACAGGAACTTACACAGGAACTTACTTTTAATCACCCCGTGAAATATATAGCGTGTTCCGATACAACAACAGAAGGTGCGTTAACATCCGCGAGTAATAAAATAAAAATTGAGATAAACGGTCTCGATATAGGTAATTACAAATGGGGAAAACCACACTTTATGGAAATTCAAAATTATTACCACACACAATTCGTAACTTCACCCGATTTCTTTTTATACTGCTTTTGTCTTTCGACGAGCTCACTCCAACCGACAGGAACGCTCAATTTTAGTCGTTTAGACTCTGCAAAGATACATAGTCAAAATATGCCCATAAATGACCCAATATACGCCGTAAATTACAATATTCTCAGAATCGAAAATGGTATGGCGGGTTTGACGTATGCAAATTAAAAATACTTACTTATATTAAATGGTTAAAAATATACCTACCATCGAGCGGTCTACCAAAATCCGGTTTGGTAAACACGCTAATGATAACCAGGCCGAAAACACAATTGTTTTTAACGCGTCAGATGCACCCATAGCGGCGTCAACACCAGGTTCACTTTATATGACACCTTTACGGGTCGCAGAATTAGCAGGCGCAAACTTTTTCGCATACCACGCACAAACATCAGAACTTGTAGATTCGGGTGTAGCTACAGATTTGTTAGGCGGTATTACTTTACAAAATGCAACTACTGTAGGTAACACTACAGCAAATGTAGTTGAATTTAATCATCCAACGACATCTTTCGTTACATCGTCTAACGTAGGTATTGCAAATACACTCCCTACACATGCTCTATCTGTAGCCGATAAGGTTTTTATCAAGGGGGAAATAGGTGATCATGATGATCTCCGAATTGTAGGTAATACAAAAACAAATAGGTTAACGACTACGGGAGACGCGGTCGTTATCGATAAAGATAATACAAATAAAATTCAAGTTTCGGGTATTATACATACTGGAGATATACAGGCAACAGCTCACGTTGCCATAGCAAACACAAACCCACAGGATTTATTTACTTTAGGTGCCGTTGGTCAAACCGTTATGAATGTACCTACCCAAACGACATATGCTCTAGAAACGACCGGGAATATAAACGCACAATATTATCACGGTGATGGTGGTCTCTTATCAAATCTCAATTTACAAATTGTCACCGATAAATCGAGTATAACAACGAACACGCTCGATCTTACTAACCCAACAACATCATTAAAAGCGTATAGTAATATAATTGTCGATGACTATATATTTGGTAACATAAGTGGGTCTAATTTAATTACAGCAAGTGAAATTACCGGGGTTAATATTACGGCTACAAATCAAATTACTTCACAGTCGACTCAATCAGACGCGATAATAGCAAATAATGAAGTGTCGGGACCTGACATTATTGGAACATCGGGTATATATGGTGAAATAAAAGGGTCTAATGTCGTATCAGCAACTAAAGTTAGTGGTTCGATAGGTCTGTATGGTGATATACTAGGATCTAATGTTGTAGAAGCAGATAAAGTTAGTGTAGGTGTAGGAGGTATATTTGGTGAAATAAAAGGATCCAATAACATATCGGCAGATAATATTACTGCAACAA